GTACGATATCTTTTGATTGCAGAAAGTTTTAGTGAAAGAGTTTATGTGTATCTCTTTAAAAACACAGATCTGGGTTTTGTTCAGATTTTACCTATTTAATAAAGTCTTGTATCAGGTTTATAAAATCCCTAGCATTAGATGCTTTAATTTTTCACGAGATGTAGTTATCTCGGTGCATGATTGCACGTTCTTGTGCTCATGTTTGTTTCCTTCGCCCACTCGGCGGCTGGTTATTTAAGGACTATTGTTTGCGAAGATGCAGTTTCTCCATTGGGAGAGGAAGAAGTGTCTCTTACGAGTTTTAACGTCTATGGTCAGTCGCTAAATAAGCGAGAAAAACCCCCCATGAAAATGGAATATGGGGGGGGGAATTAGCATGTGCATATAGCGCCTGTGGTTTTGTGGAGCCTTGGCACATACGTTGTATGGTTTATAAAAGGCGGGATTGGAAACCCCGTCGCCGTCAGTTTGTGTTGGGAGCTAGGTTGTTGTACGCCTAGGAGACGATTCAAAGTATAACAAAGAGTTGGTCCGTACTATGCAAATAGCGGGCCGAGGATGAATAACTCTTCCAAATTGATTTATCCGGATGAGCGTGCCTGAGAAGCCGTTTGTCTATTTTAACTTCTCGGTTCTAATATTTTACCAAATTTTGTTATCTCTGCTACGTCGAGTGTTGACTCGAGTATGCCTACAGAGGAGGGTACGCCAGGTGTTTACCTGGGTACGGTGTCGCACACGGATGGAGTTCCGTTGCGCCCAATTGGGGATCGAAAGATTTGCCCCGACATGTCGAGTGTTGACTCGAATGTCACTGGTTATGGTGGAAGTGAAAGTGGTCGAGAGAATCAGGATGGCCCCCCCGCAAAAGGGGGCTTAGACGACAGGCGTGTCTACTTCAGTTGCGTCGAACTGGAGGCCTCCAAAGGAGGTAAATTAGGCGGGAAGACTGCTGGAGGAGCAGCTTTTAAGAAACAAGGAGGAAGGAGTGAAGGCAAGAAGCCTAACAAGTGTGGTCCAAAATACTCTGATGTGGGTAGGACCTCACGGCGGTGCGCGAATACCGCCTTTGATTTTGAGCACGATGAATGTTTAAGGCGAGAGAAGAAACGTTTCGATGCTCTGTGGTTTGGACACAAGATGGACAATCAACCTAAATTTGTTCAGGACGCCCAAGGATATTTGCCGAGCGCTTTGCGAAGAGCACGCTACGTGACGAATGAGGTGTCAGAGGTTGTTGACCCCCAGCGTCTTGATTTGCCGCGGCCTGGTTTTACGTATAATAACGTTTACCAGAGAAAGCGAGCAGTTCTTGATGCTATTGTGTCCCCTCGGGCCAAGAATAACAACTACCAGCGCAAAAAGCGAGCTGAGCTTCGAGAAAGGATTGAACGATCGAATGCCGAATATTGGGCCGAGCTGGAGTACTGTCAGAGTCTTGGGCTATATGATCCAGATGGAAATTACGCCCGAAAACTGCTCAACGCTGGTTTGATCAGAATGACGATGGCCGGGAGCTCACGTTGGGAGGACAAATTTGTCCACCACGTTATGTCAGCGGACGGCCAGAGGCAGAGAGAATTGGGCTTAATCAAGAAGCCCCGACGGGTTGATGTCGAGCATGCGGTCGCACAAGTCGATGCAGACCCCGAATACTCAGACGGCTGTTACACCCCTTGGGATTTTTATGGCTCACCAGCCCAGCTTGAGAGCGGAGAAGAGCAAGATGGCATGGAGCTCATCGCGACGAATTGTATTATTTCGCCAGAACGCAATATCGCTGATGATGTTAAAGAAGCCGTCCATTTGGTCATCGCTGGGTTTTTGGCCACCGTTGAGAAATCCGGTGTGAATTATTCCGTTCATTGCCCAATGTTGTTGCACATTAATGCTGCCGTACTTGGAATTACGACGGCGAGACGATGGTCAGGCGTGGCCGTGCACATATTGCAACTTTTACGTGTCATTGAGGTAGAACTCGACATGGGCATGATTATGAATTATCTGCGGTCCGGAAACACTCCAGTGCTCGAGAGCAAGACGTTGGACGACTTCAACGCAATGATGGCGGCTGAGGACGATGATGATTTGCCATGGTGGATGAGCGCCTCGGAGATAATTCAAGTTCTTATTAACGCTCCGATTGGCCAGCGCGTGATCAAGTTCATGTCCCAACTAATCGCGCTGAAGTTCATATCTCGGGAACGTCTTCAATTCAAGATGTGGGACATGGCTCTATTTGACCTGCCCGAAGCAGTCGGGTGTGTGTCTATTTCCAACGCCATCGATATGTTCATATCGATTTTACGTCGGGCGCACAAGGTTATCATCCAGTGTTTTTCGGAACAAAGCCTAACGCCTTTGGCTTATGACGATCTGGATGTGCCGAAGTTTGATAAGGCGTTCTTGACGATTCAGGATCTGGGAAAATCCCTTAAACAAGGAAATCTGGAGATGATCCACGATGTCTCGGAGGATGAATTTGAAGAAATGTTGAAGAAGACAGAGGCGTTGGGCGACCGCATGCTCAAGAAGAAGACCAATGGGATGGTCAAAGAATTAATAATGAAAAAAGTTACGGTCCTTCAGGAAGTGCGGTCCCAATACGAGCTATACATGAATGCCAAGGGTATTAAACCGCTAGACTATTTGGTCACTTTGTGCGGGCCCACAGCGTGCGGCAAAACCGTGTTGGCTTATCCATTGATGCAGTCCCTTTTGTCATACAACGGACTCCCACATACGCGAGATCGAATAGCGCAATTGCAAGAGAGCGACAATTATGACACGTTGGCAAAATCCAACGTGCTATGTTACTACTTGGACGATCTGGCCAATTTTAAGCTCAAGAACGGTCAGTCACCTGCTCAAATGATCATCAGGTTGGTCAACACGGCCAGAAATCCAGCGATTAAAGCAGACGTTGACGAGAAAGGTAAGGTGTTCTTTAACCATGCCTTCACGCTCATTACAACAAACGTGGAGATGTTTGACATTGCAGATGTTGCCAACTGCGAGTCGAGCATTTTGAGGCGGCAGGCAGTCACAGTTTATGTGCAGCCACGACCCCACTTGTGTTTTGGGACAAGCGTCATTATGGATCCAACTTTGCAGGAGACCCACATGCGATTGCTCGGACAGAATAAAGGAGTGATGCAAAATTTCCAATGGTTCACTCCACGCCGTGTGTTAGTGCGCCAAGATGCGCAGACCAATTACGAGACCGTTGACTACATCCCCGCGACAATTACAAAGTGCAAGTACCCGTTAACGTACGCTGCAGTGTCACAATTCGAGAGAGATTTGATTCCTTACTACACTGCCGTTTATATGGGTTTCCCTTTGACCATGGACAATGTTTATCGGATGTTCGGGCTCGGGTATTCAGATGCACAGCCGTATAGTGCGGCTTCCCGCCATGCGTCATACTTGAATTTGACGCCCGTGTCTGCGACGCTCAAGTGCGTGGATTTGAACACTTTCCTAACGTTCATGCGCGAGGACACCGCTATTCATCGCAGAAGAGAGATTGAGGTCGCTAATAAGCAACAGAACGAAGACAATTTTGGCTGGTGTTCTGCGTGTGAAAGGCCTACTGCGACGTGCGTGTGTGATTTGAATCCATCCCCACCGCCCATGGAATATGTGACAGAGACATCCATGGGTTCAAATTTGCTTGACAGAATGGGCCTTGTCACGAGCCCTATTGAGGATGATGATACTTCGTACAGCGGGACGATTTACGAGCCTTCGATCGGACCAGTGAAATTGGAGATGGATGGTGACGATGAAGATGAGGAGGTTGAGTTGGTTCCTTTCCCTGATGAGTTTTCCGGGGTTATGGAAGAGATAGAAAAGGAGCCGTTTGAGGAGGAAGTCGAGGAAGTTCCTGAAGAGAGCCTGAAAGTGAGAGTCGATTTAGCTTTGATCAAATTAGCCCGTGATGTGCATTTTTGGATGTTGTATGCGTACATGTGGTTTAGGGCGCAATGTCATGTGCTGCCGTACCGTTACGCTGACAACGTCCATCGCTTTCCACATGGTCTTGATAGACATTTGATTGTTGAC